ACAAACGGCGAAAGCGCTGCTAAAAAATATATTTGTGTTTCATGGGGGAAAACTATTCCTTATTCAGGCAGGGCAACTATTGACGCAACTTTCCGACAAGTAGCTGAAGCATGACCGCACCAACTTTAAGTAGCTCAACACCTGCAAACGGTGCAAATAATGTAGCAACAAATTCTAATATTGTTCTTACTTTTTCAGAAGCAGTTGATAGAGAAACCGGCAATATCTATATTCATAAATATGCAGATGATTCTGTTGTAGAAACTATTGATGTCACTAGCGGACAAGTTACAGGAACGGGTACAACTACTATTACTATCAATCCTACTTTTAGTTTTCAACCGTCTACTAAATATTATATCCTCATTGATTCAACGGCTTTTGATAATGCTGGTGGAGAATCATATGCAGGTATTACAAGTAAAGATAATACAGAAGATAATACTGCGTACACATTTATAGCAGCAGCCGTATCTAGTTCAATTCAAGAGCAAATACAAATGCTTGAGCCGTCTGCAGTAATAGAGCTATTTCAGTTACATATGACGGCGGCAGTCAACGGAACGGATGCTGTGTTTTACTACCATGCTGGGACAAATGAAATTCATGGAAATATAGTTTTTAATTCAATTACGTATTCGGCTGTTCCTTGTCAAATGGACGGATTTAAACGTACAACAACAGGAACATTACCAAGACCAACTTTTACTATCGCTAATGCTGATAGTGCTATTTCAGCTTTGATGAGTGTTTATAATCCATTGAAAGCGAAGATAGCAAGAATCCGCACTTGTAAAAAATTCCTTGATGCTGAAAATTTCAGTTCAGGATCAAATGCAACGGCTGATCCTGAAGCAATATTTGAAGCTGATGATACTTGGTATATAGACAGGGTTGCCTCTGAGACCATGAATGCTGTTCAGTTTGAATTGTCTACAAAGATGGACCTATTAAATGTACGTCTTCCTCGTCGTCAAGTTTTAGAATATTGCCCGTGGGTATTTAAAGGGACTGAATGCACTTACGCAGGATCAGATTCAACTTGTGGACATAAATATTCAGACTGTGCTGCAAAATTTTCAGGCAACACTGATTTGCCATTCGGAGGATTTCCAAGTGCAAGACTTCAGATGTAAGGCAAAAGAACACGCTTTAGAAGATACACCCAAAGAAGCTTGTGGTGTTGTTGTAAAGGGTAAATATTGGCCCTGTAGAAATATGGCTGACAAACCAGATAATGATTTTATTCTTGAGCCTAGAGACTATATAAAAGCACGACAGAACGGAAAGATTGAGGCAATTGTTCACTCTCATCCAAAAGGAGGGCCAGCAAGTCCTGCTGATAAACAAGCTTGTGTTCGTACTAAAATCCCTTGGCATATTTATTTAATCCCAGAAGATAAATGGTTAATTATCAATCCTTAGTCGGTCTTAAATGGGACTATGGCACAACAGATTGCTATTCCTTATTAAAAAATTATTACCAACTTCTAGGAATACAATTACCTGAATATATAAGACCGTTGGAGTTGGAAACTTGTGAAAGTATTTTTTTAGATCAACTGCCTAAAAAAGGATTTATAGAAATTCCACTTAATGAGCGCCTGCCGAATGATGTCTTATTAATGCGTATCGGTACCAAGACCCCAATGCACGCAGCGATCCTGTTACCAAATGAAAGAATTTTGCATCAAAAGAGGAACTCTTTATCCCGCATAGAACCATTTAACGCCTACTATGTGAGAAGAACGGAGGCAATTTTCAGGTATGCAGCGTGTCATACTCCTAGATGAATTAGGGGAAAAATTCGGTGCTATTCATGAATATGAGGGATTGCGTACCCCTGTTGATGCAATAAGGTTACTTTGTCTTAATTATCCAGAATTTTGTAAAGAGCTACTTGAATCAAAAGAGAATAATGTTGGCTATAAAGTTATTCAATCTGAAACAGAATTTACATTAGATGATATGTTGCTGCCTTTTGGTAGCAAGGATTTAATTATTGTTCCTGTTATTGCTGGTAGTGGTGACGGATTCGATCAAATTTTAATGGGTTCGGCTTTGATAGGTTTGTCATTTGTCACGCTTGGGGGTGCTGCTGCATTCGGAGCTGGTGGAGCTTTTGGTTTTGGTACAGGTGCATCGGGGGCAATCGTTTCTGGTTGGACGGCTTCTGCTATAGCAATAGGTGGGAATTTAGGTATTGCGATGACATTAGGAGGCATTAGTCAAGCACTTTCTCCGCAAAACATAACAGATGCCCCAGGTAGAGCTAGAGATAGTGGGCCAGAGTCATTAATAAGAGGAGCAGATGGCCGACAAAGTTATGCATATACAGGCGCAATAAATTCCGTAGGAGTAGGCTCAACTATTCCTGTTTGCTTTGGTAAAGCTTTAATTGGTAGTCATATCATTTCTGCTGATATAGAAGTCACTGATGACTCTGACCCTTTAAACGAATGGGTTGGGGTTCCATCACCTGAGACAGTTAGAGTGCAAGGCGAAAAGTTAGATAGCAGTTGGAATAGTACAAGTGGGATTCAATCAAGGAGATATTTTTCTGGTCAGCTTGCAGGCGACCATTTGGCTTTAACTGGTACGCTTTCACCTCAACCTGTAAATATAACATCAACAGCTAGGCAGGTTTATCCGTTTTTCAGGTCTGAATCTGGGAATGAACAACCTCATTATACTGAATTTATGTGCGCCTTTGAATTAGATAAAGGATTGTATTCACGTGTAGGCGATGAAAACTCGACTAAAGTTGAAGGATATATACGATTTGAACTTATTATTCGTAGCCGAGAAGGGGATCGAGATGTTAATACTATTCCTATTACAGTTCAAGGATTAATGACAGGATCACAGGACTATAAATGGGCGCATTGGTTCTCAGTGGGAAAACTGCGAAACGGTGATTGGTATGATTTTATTATACAAGTAAAGGACTATGACTGTGATACAAGTATAAATACACTTGGGATAGAGCAATATGGTTATAATCTTCTACCTAGATAATAAAAAACAATGGGCTTAAATTCTACCTCTACAATTAAGATTATTGACCTTCTATGCGAGGGTACTATTGAAGGAATCGTTAATGGGGATGAAGGAATTTATCTAAATGAGACTCCAATAAAAGCAGCCGATGGAACAAACAATTTCGACGTAGACAATGTTAACTGGGCTATCAGATTGGGCGCACCTACACAAGGTAAACTTAGCGGATATTCAGACGATGGAGTTTCTACACTTACAAATATCAATACAGAAATAGGTTCAAATTACAGTGAAACTTTAAATGCCAATAATTTAGTTTCATCCCGTGATTATGGCGGTGGTACGGTTATTAGGCAAATAACAGATACTGAGGTTGAATCTATACAGCTACTTTTCTCTGTTCCTTCTTTATTTTCTTCTGCAAGAGAAGGTTTAGCAAAAGGTCAATTATTTAATGCAACTATTCGTTTAAATGTTTATATTCAGGCTCAAGGTACGGCTTATGAGCGAGTATGGGGAGAGAAGACTTTGACAGGTATTTCAACAAGTGACTATCAATTAAAAACGCCTAAAATACAACTTCCAGGGATAGGCCCGTGGAATATAAAAGTTTATAAAGACGTAGATGGTGAGGATGATTATGAGGTTAAATATACTTCTTTCAAAGATTTACCAGAAGATACCCCTTTGGAAACACACAGGGGAAATAGAGTTTTTTGGACAAGTTTAATAGAAAAAAAAGAGCTTAGAAGTGCGTACCCTTATACCGCATGTGTTGGATTAAGCCTTTCGACAAAACAATTCAATGCTCTGCCGACTAGGGCATATTTAGTGAAGGGTGTGAAAGTGGGTGTACCTAATAATTGTGATGTTAGAGAGGATGGAAGCTTAGATTTTATAAGTGGCTTAAGTTTTGATGGTTCCTTAAAAACACGTTGGACGACTTGTCCTGTAAGTATTTTCTATGCAATGTGTACGAATAAAATATGGGGGGCAGGTGATTTTGTTGCAGCATCAAATTTAAATTGGATTGATTTATACCCCCTTTGCCAATATGCCAATCAATTAATAGAAACTCCAGATGGAACAAAGGAACCAAGATTTGCAATTAATACATTAATAGGAAATCAAAATGATGCATATTCTGTTATTCGAGATCTAGCTAGCGCTTTCCGTGGAATGACATATTGGGCCTCAAACAAAATACAGGTAACAGGCGATCATGGAAACCTTGATGGTAGTGATATAGACCCTGTTCATCTTTATACTAATTCAAATGTAATTGGTGGCCTTTTTAACTATTCAGGTACATCACTTAAAACAAGAAGTACATCAATTAGAATTAAATATAATGATCCAGATAATTTTTATAAGCCTAATTTTATAGTTGTAGAAGACTATGATTTAATTACTAAATATGGATATCAAGTAAAAGAAGTAGTTGCTTTTGGTTGCACTTCAAAGTGGCAAGCACAAAGGTTAGGCCGTTGGTTAATGGCTATAGAAGAATTGGACAAAGGAGTAGTTAGTTTTTCTACAGGATTAGAAGGTGTTGCAGTTTTTCCGGGGCAAGTTTTTGCAATAGCTGATGATATGAAACAAGGCGTAAGAGCTTCCGGTCGTGTCACTTCGGCTTCTACTTCAGTAATAACAGTCGATCAAGGTTATTGGTCAACAGATGCCGACTTTTTAGACCCTACATTAACCTGTGTCATGCCTGATGGTGACACAGAAAGTCAATATATCTCAAGCAGAAACGGTAATGTATATACACTTTTAAGTGCATTTTCTGCCGCACCTCAAGCGCAATCTGTATGGTCAATCTCTTCTAAAGGATTATCAGAACAAAAATTTAGATGCTTATCAGTTGATGAAAAAGGTGATGGTAGTTATACAATTACAGCTACAGAATTTAATGACAGTATTTATTCAACAGCAGATACAGGAACAGCTCTTGAATTTGAAGACACAACCACTTTTGATGTGACTCCTAGAAGTGTTACTGGATTAACTTGGTCTTTCTCTGAAGTACGAATCAACAATAATACCGTAAACAGAATCACATGGAACTGGTCCAGAGGGACCAATGCTGTAAGTGTTAATTATGAAATTGCTTGGATCAGGCAGGGAGGTAATTGGATCTTTCCTCCTAAAACCTCTAATACTATTTATGAGATTGATAGTTTACCGTCTGGAACTGTTCTTAGATTTGCAGTCCGAGCAGTTGGACTAGGACCAGTTGAAAGGACATCACAGTGGACATATCAAACAATTGTTGTACCTACTCCTGATTCTAGTGGTGGGTCAGGTGATACTGATCCAACCCCTATTGAATTACCTCCTGATCCTGAGAGAATAAGTATTCATCCGTCTAGCAAAGATGAAGCGACCTTCATGTGGGGTGTTCCCTCTTCATGGGGTGGCAACGTCTCTGACTTAATTTCCATTATTCGTCATTCTTCAAAAACAGATGGTACAGGGACATGGGCAGATAGCACGTTATTAAGACAAGTTCAAACCAATACTAATTACGTTGTTTTACCAATTATTGAAGGCGAATACATGGTGAAATTTAAAGATAAGAATGGTAATAAGAGCGCAAATGAAGCAAGTGCAATTATTGATTTGCCTGATAATCTTCCACGCTTAAATCAAACGGTAAGAAGAGAAGATACAGACAGTCCACCTTTCCAAGGCCAAAAAGATAAGGTAGTTTATATTTCTGAATATGATGCTTTAGTACTTGATGGTACAAAATATTGGGATGATCAACCTGGGAATATTGATGATTGGGCTTCTGTAGATTTTCTTGGTACTCTTACTAGTTCTGGAACTTATTATTTTAATAATGTTGTTGATTTAGGCGGTGTCTTTTCAGTTATTTTTAAGCGCACATTAACAACAAGAGGTTTACTACCAAACAATACAATTGATGACCGTGCATCGAAAATTGATGAATGGAGTGATTTTGATGGAGCCTTAGCAGATGAAACAACGGCTAATATTTACTTTAGAAAGAGTAATGATGCACCTTCTGTTGATGACATTATTACTGATGATTCAGACAAAATCTTATTAGAAGATAGCAGCGACATGCTGCAGGAAAGTTCGCAAGGATATGGGGTATGGACTCCAATGGAATCAGGTAGATATACAGGCCGAGTATTTCAGTTCAAAGTTGATCTTTCATCTACAACATCCGATCAAACCCCGATGGTGGATGAACTTGGGTATATTTTGCAGTTTGAATCTAGAACAGAAAGCAATTCATATTCATCTGGTGCAGGTGCTAAAGATGTTACTTATGCCCAAGCTTTTTATCAAACACCTAAACTAGGAATTACTGCAAATAATTTGGCTACAGGTGACTATTATGAAGTAACAAGTGAATCTAGAACAGGATTCACAGTACACTTCAAGAATAGCAGCGGGTCTAGTCAAGACCGTGTTTTTTCATTCATAGCCAATGGCTATGGCGCAGAAGGTTCCTAAACTCGAAAACCCTTGGTATCACTGACTTATGCCCACATCAGACTATAATTTAGCCAATCAATCAGGCTCAAGTTTTAGAACGGATTTAAATAATTGCTTATCTGCAATTGTCAGCCTGAATAGCAGCGGCTCTGCACCTTCCTCTACCTTCAGCTATATGCTGTGGGCCGATACTTCCAACAATTTGCTCAAGATGAGGAATGCCGCAAATAACGGCTGGATTGAGCTTCGTCAGCTTGACGGTGGTATGACGATGAGCGAAGACGCAACAATAAACTCGATCACAGTTGGTAAGGGTGCTAATTCTGTTGCGGGAAATACGTGTGTTGGAGAAGATGCCTTAGATGCTGCGGTTACAGGGCAAAATAATACCGCCTTGGGTAAAGAGGTTTTAACGGCCAACACTTCAGGAACTAGAAATACGGCCATTGGAAGACAATCTATGGATGCAAACACTCTTGGAGATGACAACACCGCCTGCGGAGTCAATGCATTATCACAAAACCTCGAAGCTGACGACAACGTCGCGGTGGGTGCTTGGGCCATGGAGGCTAACACTGAGGGAGAATATAATACCGCCTGCGGATATAATGCTCTGACCTCAAACATTGGGGCTGATTCTAACAGTGCATTTGGATATAAAACACTAAATGCAAACACTTCAGGCCACAGTAATTGTGCTTTCGGATATAAATCAAGCGAGGCAAACACTACCGGAGATTTTAATAATTCGTTCGGATTTGATGCACTATCTTCAAACACAGTTGGCAGTCATAACTGCGCATTTGGATACAATTCATTAACTGCTGGCAATCACGCTAACTGTCTTGAAAACACTGCTTACGGGCATAGAACATTAGTTACAACCGTAGATGGATATTACAACACGGCAATAGGAGCGTATTCAATGTATAACGCTGACACTGCTATTAAAAATACATGTGTGGGCTTTAATAGTGGTGATACAATTTCGTCTGGTCAAAATAATTTATTATTGGGAGCCTATGCCGGAAAGTCTACGTCTCCATCAGGAGCAATCAGTAGTTCCAGTCATAACGTTTGCTTGGGTGATAACAATATTACTAGTTTATATTGCAAAGTTTCTACAATACAAACTTCTGACATAAGAGATAAAACTGATGTAACTGATTTCAAACACGGTCTTTCTTGGGTTGAGAAACTACGTCCTATTACTTATAGATGGGATATGAGGTCAAATTATGAAGATGGTGTACCTGATGGAAGCAAAAAAGAAGAAAAAATACATCTTGGATTTATAGCACAAGAGGAATTAGAAATAGAAAGAAAGCATGGTTTTGCAAATGATAAAAACGATATGCTACTTGTAAATGAAAATACTGATGGCAATTATGGTATGTACTATGATCGACTCGTACCAATATTAGTTAATGCAATTAAAGAACTATCCGCAAAAGTAACAGCCCTTGAAGGGGGCTAAACTAAATACAATCATTGTTTTTAAAATGCCTTTCTATGAAAGAACTGCTGAAGAGTTAGAAAAAATCTTTTCTTCTGCTGGTGGTAGCGTCACAGCTATCAACACTGCACAAAGAGCAGGCGAGACTGATGATGAATATAAAGACAGAATCAAGCGTAATGTTGTACATCTAGAAATAATTAAGGGTTATAAAAAATTAGATAAAACTACTTCTGTTTGGACAACTGAAAATTTTACGACCATAGATAAAGCAATTGTAGACGGCAAGAAAATATACGAATGAATATTAAAGAAAGAAAAATCCAATTAAAGGAAGAGTTTAAAGAAACTGTTTCTGAAATGGACCAAGCGCAGAACGCTGCTAACTTACTAAGAGAAAAGGCTTTTAGTCTTCAAGAAAGATTAAAGGAATTAGATGTTTTAGATCCTCCAAAAGAGGAAGAAACAGACGTATCATTGGAGTAAAAATGGCCGACAGGAAGATCACAGCCTTGACCGAGCTTACAGCTCCAGTCGCAGATGACGTTATTCAGATTATTGATACAAGCGAAGCTGCTAACGCTGCTAAAAATAAGAAGATACAATACACGACGCTATTAAGAAATCTTCCTGCGGGAAGCAACACAACACCCTCTATGGGTTGGTTGGATGATAGTGGTGCAACGGGTCTTTATAGGTCGGCTGCAAATACTCTTTCTGTTTCTATTAACCAAACTCTTGTAGGTTCATTTCAATCAAGTGGATTGCAATTAGGTGCAGGAACACCAGCGGCACAACTTCACTTATTTAGTACAGATACGTCTGACCAAATTATTCTAGAAAATAGCGATACGGGAGCTGATACCGCGCCCGATCTTGTTCTATATAGAAATTCTGCCAGCCCTGCTAATGCTGATAATTTAGGAAATATTGTTTTAAGAGGTG